CTTAGCCGCCGCAGCAGAACCCTCAAGGATCGCCTTAGAGAGTCCCTCAAGTGACTGTAGGTCACCTAAGTATTCCTCGACGTATCCACGTCCATAGCTTTCACCGTCGATCCGTGAGAACCTCAGCGGTATAAACGGGTTCTTCGCTTTGTTAACTCGTGACCCTGAGTTCTCCAGTGCGACACCGTTAATGTCTTGATATATAATAAATTCATCACCATCGCGACAAGCAGCAGTATACAAGTGAACCTCATCGGTCGGCTGTCCGCCGTTAGTTGCAATCTGGGCCTTGATGTCTTCATCGAGCACGTCGTAACTGATGTTCTCTTTGGTAGCGATGTGGGTCACGTTGCCCATTGGGTCTCTATCGACGACAAAGCGATCTAAGTGGAACACCCGGATACCCCCTTCGTCAGGAAGATACAGCATGACATTCCCTGTGATAATCAGGTGTTTAAGCGCTGAGTGAATCGCTGTGCGATACGCCTCGCGACTAATCTCATCCATGACTGACTCTTCGACTTTCTGGAGTGTCTCTTCGATCTCAGAAATCAACTCTTCAGGTGCCCCTTCGTTAGCCAGGGCGTAACTGTCGATGTTCAATCGGAAAAACGGGGCGTTAGGCGGAAGGAGTGCTAACAGTAATTTAGAGGCGAGGTTATTTACTCCGCGAGCCCCAACGCCCTGAAAAGGTGTGTCTAGTCTGCTGTGTGGTCCGTGTCCTTCGTCGGGCATGACGTAGGGTAACGTGAGCTTCGAGCAGGACCGTGCGCGATCTAGGTATTGATAGCGGTGTCCTTCGAGGCTTGTGTAGACCGCTTGGGCAGTGGTGAATTTCATAAAGATATAATATTAAATAATTTCCTCAGGCTCAGGCTTGATCGACAAGAACTCTAACTGAGTTAACTCTTGGACACCCTCGGACCCCTCTAGCATAGCGTCGTCGTTGGATGTAAAGCGCCAGCAGTCGATGGCTATGAGTCGTCCACTGCCGTCGGTGGCTTCAGCCAGGCTTTCAACAGGTGGAAGTCCGGTGATCGTTGTGCCTTGCTTGTTCGGATAGCCACGGTCTGAGTCTACGGCTGCAACAAGTCCCGTGTAGAGTTCGTCGGGCTGCACTACGTAATAACGAAACCCTGTGTCAGCTCGTGACTGTTCGATGTCTGTAAGTGGTTCTTGTTGTTCGTCCATTAGTCTATCAGTTCAAGTTCGTCGAGAAGCTCAAGGTCTTCTTCGACAGGTGGCTCCCAGCTTAGGCGTTGTAGGTAGGTCTCAAGGTTAATCTCTTCGATACCATCTAGGTCAAAGTTATCAGACTCAAGGATGCCACTGCGCTTAACACAATAGAGTCTGTCGCTGTTGGTCTCAGGGTCTAAGAAAGTGTTATCCCAAAGAGCAAGCCAGCGTTCACTTTGTTCGTCTGGTAGGTTCCTTGCGGTGTTACCAGCGGCTGTCAAGGTGTCATAAGATGCCTCGTTGCTGAACCTAAAGAATCGATGGGTTTCGTCTGTCATTAGTTAAGGTCTTCTAAGGGTGGAAAGAAGTCGGAGATAGAGTCAACTGTAGGGGCATCTTCTTCGCCGTCGATGAGCTGGTAACCGTTGTGCTTAAGGATTGCAAAGCTCCCACCTTCGTGATGCTCAACCACATTAGCCCAGCGCACCGTAGTGCTGCCATCGTAGCCTTGGGCCTCCACGATTTTATCGTTGTAAGCTTCAAGCTCTTCCTTGTCTTGTGATGTATAATACATAACTAGTAGATGGTGTAAGTGTCGTTGATGTTAGCCTCAATGCCTGTGCGGTTGGCTGACTGGTCGGTGTTAAATATGACAACCTCGCTAAAATCAAATGAACCCGAAATTTGAGAGCCAAATGCGCCGATTCTATTAGCGTTTGTGGTGACAGTAGGAGCATTATTAGAGGCTGTAGCCGTTGCAACAGTGCTAAACGCTTGGCCGTTCTTAAAGCCCGAAGCTGTGCTTGCATCTACAGATAGCGTTATTAACTGAAAGCCATTTGAGTATGCTCCATCTTGAAGCTTAACTGCCGAATCGTGGTAACCAATACTAAGGTTATTTGAACTCACATAAGGCACATAAATTCTATTGTTTGGCTCACCCAAAACAACACCATAATCATTATTGCCGTCAGAGTTAGTAAGCACGGCACTGACTAACAATGTGTCAAGGTTTGAAATCAGGCCAGCAGGAATTGAAAATGAGTCATTGTTACCGTCGAAGTAAATCAGCGGTTTACTGTTTTGTGTCACTAATGCCCCTGACTCTACTAATAGAGGCTGGCTCGCTGCCGTTGATTGGGTTGCGTGGTTAGTGCCGCCTTGGTCATACCATGTGGTGACGTGGCCGTCGTTGCCTGCGCCTACAAAAGCTACAAGCGTCCCATCGCTAACCTCGGATGCCTTGAAGTCGCTCGTTGCGTTGTCGGAACTCCGTCGAACATTAACAACATTCGGGTCAAGGTCTGAGTCAAACGAACGGAGACTGTAAGCGGCTGCGGGTTCCAAGTCGAGAATGTTAGGAATCACTAGCACTCCGTTGATAAACACCTCCCAGCCTTTGCCGGAGAGACTGTCGATTGCGGTGTTCGTCGCGGCACTGAGTGAGCCAGTGGCTGTATTGTAATCGATGTCGATTCCAGCGTCAGATAAAGCCGAGCCACCAGATGCTCCGTTAGTCGTTGCGTATTTGCCAGATGCGTCGATGGAGACAAGAATGTTCTCGACCGATTGAGCGGATAATGCGGAACAGCCGTCCCATGTGTCATTGAAGACTGCAGTATCTATGCTTGCTGGATTCCAGTTGGTAAACACATCGGCAGAAAAATCGACGAGTGAACTACACCCTTGCCACGCTTCAAGACAGTTGGCCGATTTAGGAAGTTTTGTGCTGAAAGATGCAAGCGGTGTTAGCTTCCATGTCCTTATGAACCTTGACCCTTTACTTAAATCAAGGGCTGCGGGAAAACTTGTGAGTCCGCTAGACATCCATGCTAAGTTGAAATTTACATTAATCGCCTCCGTGCCGAGCTTTGCGCCCGCCGGAAATGACGTTAGGGCCGAGCAGCCATTGAAGGCATTGAAGAAGTTAGTGCAGACTCTCGCATCAATGGCTCCAAATGAACTTAGTGATGTCGCGTTATAAAATGCATATGACATATTTATCCCGTTGCTTAAATCCAACGCAGGGAAACTCGTAAGTCCACTAGACTGCCATGCGCTCGTAAAGTTCACATTGGTCGCCTCCGTGCCGAGCTTTGCGCCGCTTGGGAATGACGTTAGGGCAGAAGTGCCTCGCCATGCGGACGAGAAGTTTGAGCCGTTGCTGGCGTCAATGGCCCCAAATGAACTGAGTGAAGTCGAGTTATGCCATGCGCTTGTAAAGTTAATGGTATTAGAAAGTCTTATAGATTTAAATTCAACAATGTCGGTTCGGTCTAGCCATGCGTATGAAAAAGAAATACCGATTATGTCGCCGTCGGAAGCACCTCGGTCGATTAAGAGTTTCCTCGCCGACTCAATGTCAGCAGAAGTTGCCGATTCTGGTAATAATATTATTCCATACAAATCACCAGTTTTGCGGAACGTGCTACCAAAGTTACCCAAAAGGTTCAGCTCAGTGACTGCATCGTTGTCCACGCGATACACAAACGTCCCTAAGCTCGTGCCTACGATTTGCCAGCCAGCTTGCCCTCCTGACAGTGGACTTGCAACCACAAGGTGGTCAGCGTTGTCGTTAAATGTAACCTTGTAGCCATCCCGTGTCGGCTGGTCGTTGACTGTAGATTGGCTAACAGAAGCGTTAAGTGTATTATCTGAACCAACAATATTACCGTTCCAGTAAGAAACAAAGGCAGCAGGAGAAGCAATAGGGAAAATCTGCGGGTCAAAGAAATAGTAGCCTTGTGAGTCAATGAGACTAAACACGTTGTTCCTATTATTAATATAATTACGAACTGAGTCAGCTTGGGCGTCGGTGATGGTCGCAGGGAAGAGTGCAAGGAACTCTAGGTCGATTGCTGTGTTTTGGTCTACGCCGTCCTGTCTTACTGCTATATTGAATTCTTCTGCGCTGACCGTTGTTGAAACACTCAACGTATGTGGTGCAGCGTTATTAACAGACGATTCAATACCTGTTGAAGTAAGTTTTGATTCAACAAGAATGTCCCCATTGTTTTCATCGAATAAATCGGTTTGAATAATTGCGGAACCATTATAGTAAGTAGCTAAATCATTGGTTGAACTATTTTTATCAACAAACTGAAATCCTGTGGATGTTGCATCAGATGCTCCTGTTGAGTTTATGCTAAACATCCTGCCCCATGTTTCTCCACCAGTCCCAAGGACACTGAACGCTGCAAACATGTAACCGTCAGTTATTGTTTGGTTTAACAAGCCGTTAAGACCATCATTAGCACCATCGAACCGCAAGACACTCTTCTTGATAACCGTGGCTGGGTCGTTGCCGGATTGATTGACAGTCACCACTTGGCCAGTCGCGCATTTGAACTTGGTGTCGCCGTGGCGAATGTGGCTTGCCGTGAAGTCGATGTTGAGTTGCTCAGTGCCGTTAATGGATAGCGTAACGCTTTGAATGTATCCGTTGAGTGGTAGGCGCGACGTTGAAAACTGACCATTAAAACTAAGGTGCGTAAACGTAGGGGCTGCTGTAATATTATTAATAGTGCCTTTTACCGCCCCGTTTTGTTTGAACACTAAAGTGCTGCCTGTTTTTTCAAATCTAAGTGTGCTTAGTCCTGCCGATAAAGAGCCGCTTAGGGATGCGTTATTGTTGTTTGAGCCGTCTCGGTATTGAAACGAAGGAGAACCACCAGTATTATAAATCAAAATTCGGTGAAGACTTGAGCCAGAGACTACATGAAAATCTTCCACGTTCACAATATAAGCCACCATTTCAAGCACGAAGTCATCGTTAGCTCCGATAGCAGGAAAGGTAACAGCCGGAGCGTTCCCAGTGGTGACCGGCAGATAACAATAGCCTTTACCATTGGCGTCTAATGGCAACGCTTTAGGCTGGTTTAGGGCTGTCCCTTGTTTCGCATCGCCGCCCTTTTGTGAACCGCGAGCCAAGTTGCGTAACACTGGGACGTTCTCAAGGAAGTCAGCGGTCGTCAGGGCTTCTGCTAGAAC